TTATCCTTCGATTTCCGGCAAGCCCGCGACGCTGGTCAACAGGCTAAGTACACCGGCCAGAGCCGACGCCGACGCAACCACAATCCAGTTGACCTCACCCAGCACAGCAGAGGTGCCAATTGTCGCTACCGCAGTCTGCGCGATGGTCTTCAGTGCGCGCACGCCGGCGGCCTTGATCCATAGTTTCCAATCTCTCATAATAAATCCTCCTCGTTATTTCAAAATCAGCGCCAAAACAGCGGTCACAAGCCCCACGGAAAGAGCGGTCAGGGTAGCAGCGATCAATTTGTCCTGCAGCTTTCCGGGGCGCGAAGTGATGCATTTGACGTCTGTTTTGATTTCTTCCACATTCTTTTCCACCACACCCATGCGGGTAGCAATATTTCCGACGCTGACCGTCAGGTCGCGCAGGTCGGATACGTCTGCTTCCAGCTTGTCGCATCGATGCTGCGCGGATTTTGCGCAGTCCAGCGCCTGTTGTGCGATCTTTTCCACATCATCCACCGGCCCACACCTCACCCCATTAATTTGTTCACAATCGCCTGCACGGCGCCGTAATCGTACCCCGCCGCAATCAGCTTCTGTCTGCGGGTTCCCCCGTTGCCCCACACCCCGCGCAGGACTTCTTTTGCGACTTCCTCGTTACTTTTCCTGACCGGGGCGCTCACGGGCTTGGCGGCGCCCACAAGGGCATTTACGGCGGCCTGCACTGCGTCATAGTCATATCCGGCAGCAGCCAGACGCACTTTTCGCTCGGTGCCGTTGCCCCACTTGCCGGCCATGACTTCTGCGGCAAGCTCGTCCACGGTCTTGCCAAGCGGGATGTCAAAGTAGCACTCACTGACATCCGCCCGGCCGCTCACACCATCCACCGAGCCGCTGCTGGTGTACTGCCACATGTCATAGACGGTCGCGCGGTACTGGCATTCCTTGTAATACTGCGCCACCCAGACATTATCAGTACGCACATTTTGCATGTCCAGCTGGTATTCCAGCCACGAAGAACTGCCGTAGATGCCGGGGACATACCCGGCGGCACGGATCGCGTCCAGAAACACGTTGGCGCAGGCGGTCAGCTTTGCCTTGCCGATCATGCGCTGGTTCTGCGGGGCCACGCCGGCCTTTGTGACGTCGTGGTTGTCCTCGGTATCCCAGTACACCGGCAGCTGCATAGTCTTTCCGGCCAGCAGTTCGATTGTCTTTGCAGCTTCGGCGGCGGCCTCGTCCTCTGTGACCGCGCAACTGTACCAAAACACTCCGACCGGCAAACCTGCGGCGACTGCAGCGGCATAATTCTTTTCAAAGTTCCGGTCGATGTACTTGTTTTTTGCCACACCGTAGCCGGTCAGCCCGCAGCGGATGATCACGCCGCTGATTCCGGCCGCTTTGACCTTTTCAAAATCCACGTTCCCGTTAAATTCCGACACATCAATGATTTTTACCATGACTTTCCCTCCATTTTATGTTTTTGTTTTTTATTATTTTCGGGCGGAGATAGGCCGTTATATGGCATCATTTATCTGTCTCCTCTCGTAAGCAATCCACACACAACATATCCAAAGGAAAACACCACCGGGATAATCCACACAAGATGCCATGCACTAATCATAATGATTTCTCCTTTTACTTTTACAGCAATGCGAGCAGGGCTTGCAATTGGGATTCTGACATCGTAGTGTTGCCTAATTTTAACGATGCTCCGCCGACTTGCGCGGGGAAAGTTACGTTTTGCCCTGCGTCCCAGTTATACATGTGGTCACGGAACATCATAGGATTTGCGGCAATATAAGCTTTGTGCCCGTACATTCTGATTTCGGAAATGCTTTGTGAATTTGAACTATCGTAAAATGTCTCATTCGAGTTGGGTTTTGTAAAAAACGTGAACCTATAATTCCATATGTTTGCTGTTTGCCCTCTGTTGTAAGCGCCAAAAGTACTTTCAGAATTTAAGTTTACATAATTACAGCCAGGCTGTCCTTGCGCATAAAATTTTGCATCATCGAAGCATGTCAGCCACGCACGGTTATTTGTCCCGTCAGCGCATTCTACTTTTATTCCCATAGAATTCGAGGGCGACACGCTCAACCAAAAATATGCGTCTCGTACCGTGCAATACCGTTCAGCGCTGTTAAAATAATCTACGTTCCAGTAATTGTATTTTTCCGTTTCTGGTGTGCCAACTGGAACGTTATCCTTTATAGCCGAAATAGTCACGCGCAAGCCGCAAAGCACATTTTGTTTTCCATCAATTTTCGGTAAGGTTATAACTGGTCTTTGTTCTGAAAAAAGCCCTAATTTATAGTCATCCGATACTCGCGCATCCGTCCATGTAACTCCGCCGTCAATCGTTTGCTCAATGATTACTTGATCGGCCGGAAGAAACATCAGTCGGTTTGCACGCGCTGTGTCAAATAAACCTCTGGCGGAAACAGACGGCACATTGACGGCGTATGAAGGCTCTCTCAGATTCTGCGCCTTTAAGATACTAATATATATGCCGGCATTTGCAGAACCATCAAAGTTTACACTTCCATCAATCGCGCCGCTCAATGTGATCGAATGAGGTACAGAAAGTTTATCCGCTTTATCAGCAGCACCGTTGCCGTTGCTATCGTATACAGATTTCTGCATGTAGCCGGATAAATCTGGCGTAGTGCCCGGGATTCCCTGGATGCCCTGATCACCTTTTTCTCCGGGAATACCTTGCGGGCCAGCTGCTCCAACCGGCCCCCGCTCGCCTTGAGGCCCCTGCAGTCCTATGTCACCTTTGGGCCCTTGTGGGCCAGTCTCGCCAGCGGGTCCTGTTGCTCCCGCGGGTCCCTGCTCTCCCGATGCCCCTTGAAGACCCGGGGGGCCAGCGGGGCCGGTATCTCCCCGCGCTGGCACGCCAGTATCGACATATGCCTTGCGCTGGTAGTCATACACGTACCAAGTACCGGAAGCGCCGATGTACGGGGAAAATCCCGGCTCGATCTGCGCATCGGTGGCAGCCATCACCGCAGGAGTATCACTGGCCGTCGCCGAAAAGCTCGCCGGGCTGTCAGTTTCAGCCACCGAAAAAACAGCCTCACTCAATTGCGAACACCTCCTTGTCGTCCGTTTCACGCACTGTCATAGTGATTGCGGATGTGGATGACGCTTTTCCGGTAACCAATAGGTAATGCAGCTGCAACCTGACCTGCCCAGATTTTAATTTGTAGGTATCTTCCTGCGTCAGGGTGATTGTGCCGCGGCTATCGTCATCGACCGAGGCCGTAAAGTCAGCTTTGGTTTTGGTCAATACCACAACGTTGCCCTGTACAAACGTTAGCCTAAAATCCGCCATCTGCGCCGCCGCAAAGGGCAGCACAACCTGCAACGGATAATTCGATCCTTGGATCATCAATACCCCTCCCTTTGAGATAAATCAGTTGCTGCTGTTCCAGACGGCTAGCACAGCGCTGAGGTAGGGTTCCGGCACCTCCGTCGCAAGCTTCTGCCGCTGTTCGGTTGTGTTGTAGTACCACCGAGTCTCTGTTTCCCCGAGTTTGAGCTTTACCCCATCGACATTGACATAGTGCGATACCGCAAAGCAGGCACTGTTGGTGTTAAGACAGGTCAAACTGTAATCAGATGTAATATTCATAATATTCTCCTTTATTTTATGCTGTTCGTTTCCAAATATAGACGCTCAGATACGGCGGCATGATGCTAAATGCTTGGCCGCCACAATTGCTCGCATATGTCGGGTTTGTATTGTATACTTGCCCTACAACAATATCGCCATTAGTGTATGACATGGCCTTATACACCCCTTCCGGGTTGCCGACAACGGATGCAGCCGTCTCGTGCATGTGGTCTGGGATTTGTTCTTTGGTCAGTGTGTGGGTTTCCGCGCCGCCCGTTGCCCCCGCTGCGCGATTGTCCCCGGCAGACAGCAAAAACTTGTCTTTGATCTGTTCCCATGTGCCGCCGAAGAGCGTTGCGGGGCTTGTGCTGCCAACCGACATGTAGATACTTCCGACCGGGTAAATCAGGTTTGCAATTCCGGGGATATCCGATGCCGTAAGCGCAACGTCTGCGGACAGCGGTTTTTCATTTACAGTGCGGCCTGTGGGTACCGCTCCGACCTGTGCTGCCGTAACTCCGTGCGGGTTGGATTTGTTCGCCGTGTGGCTTGCAAACTCGGTCGTGTCTCCGAGCGCGGCGGTCAGTGCTGTGTACTCGTCGGTACTCTCGACCGCAGCGTCGTAATCCGCCGCAGGCAGAACCGTAATCGCCAGCCCAATAATTTTTAGCGTCCCGCCTCCGGTCTGCGTCAGCCGGATTTCAACATTTTGCATGTCCCCGGATACCGCAGACATTTGCGCCGTGAGCGGGAACTCCACCAGCCCCGCCGAAGCGTCCTTGATGGTGCCGGCGTTGAAAATTGTGGTGCCGTCCGGCTTCTTGAAATAAATTGCGGCGGTTTTGTCCGCAAGGTTAATCGCCGCGCCGTTACCGGTCAGCGTAACCTCCAGAAACCGCGCCGCAGTCTCGCCTTTCACGGCGGAAACCTTGACGCAATTATCCCGCCATGCGTCCAGTATGATGTATTTTGTAGTCAATTATTTCGCCTCCAATGCTGCCACTCGCGTAGCCAAATCTCTCATACTGATTTCGGCCCCGGATTCCGATTTTGCCAAAACGTTTCCAGGGAACTGCCATTCCCCATCCATATATGAAACAACGTCGGTATAATCTACAGCCCCGGCCGCCCACCGTCTTGCAGTAATGGTGTTATCTTCTGCACCGAAGATAAACTGCATTCTTGACGCGACCCCGGCGGAATCATATCCAAATGCCGTGAGCGCCGCCCCAAATGGCGCAAGGGAAAAAGCAATGATGTTTCTTTCCACACCATCCAATATTCTGGACACCAAAACCCCGCGCTTATAAATTCCTGTATTTCCTGGGATTTCGCCGACATTCAGATACACAATGTGATTTTCGGAATCCTTTCCGACGATTCTTTTCAAACTCCCGTCGCCGTTCAGCAGATCAATATAGATATTTTCATCCACCGGTGACACAATCTTGTTCGCGATCAGCGTCTGCACAATCGCGCTGCCTGCCGCCGTTACTCCGGCGCTCCACGTTTGACCGCCATCAGAGGACACAGCGAACGCATCTGCGGTAATTTTCCAGATTTTTTTACTGGCTTCAAGCGTCGCTGCGTCGTGCATATAATAGATACTTCCGCCGTTATTGTCTTTTTGGACTGTCTTGTACAGCCCAAGTGACCCGCACATCAATCTCGCAAGCAGAGCGGTATCGCTGGATTTTGCTTCCACGATTTTGACGTCGCTGCTTACGCTTTCGATTTTCTTACTGAGTTTTGCTTCGATGGTTTGAACAACGCTGGACAGCGTAACTTTGTCTTGCTCCGGCGTGAGCGGGTATTCTTCCAGCTCTACGCATTGAAACTCCGTGCGCGTATTTCTGACCCTGTCCAGTAGCATCACCTTGTCATACAGGCGGATCGCGCCGGAAATGTCAATCACATCACACTCGTAGCTTTCCAGCGGTTTTGCAAGGCTTTGCAGTTTTGTGATCGCCGCGTCTTTGAGGCTTTGCGCGTCGGTAAATCTTTCATCATGCCACGGAGCGGCGATTATTTTGTCCGAGTAATCGTTGTTTTGGACATACTCACAGCCATTATTGACGGATGCAATGGTCAGAGCGTTCCCGGCCTCGTCCTTTACGCCGTAAGGATATAGCCGCGTCACAAATTCATAGCTATCTCCCTTGTAATCCACGCGACGCAGGTTAAGTTGATCTGTAATGTACAGGCCGTTCCACTGCACCGATTCTGGCAGTTTTGTGGTCAGTTTTTTCTGCACGGCGTCGATTTCAAACGCCACACCAAAAGTTTCTTTGCACTGTTCGACGATATCCAGCGGCGTGCAGTCTGCCAGGCTGATAGATCGTCTGATCGTTTTTAGCCCGGAATCGTAATGCGACCAGCCCGTATCAGCAAGTGCCAAAGTAAGCGTTTCAGATAGCGTTTTTCCGGCGGTTTCAAACTGTGCGTACAGTATTGATTTCAGGTCGTCTTGGCACAATACCGCTTCGATGGTGCATTCTTCGTTGCTTTCGTCAAATGATTTAATAACATACAGATTTCCGTCTGCATCGACCTTATTTTCATATTTTAATTCCCGGTACCGTTCATCGTGTGTGGAAATATATAGGCGGAGCGTTTCAGCCCCGCCATATTCACTGGTGATCGAATAATTACAATTAAGCGGTTTGTCAAGATATTTGAGCATTTTACCACCTCGGATTATAGATCAATTTGACAGTCGTGCCGTTCGGCACAGCTGCTGCTATCGTGCGCAGCCCCGGCTCATACTGTGGGAATTCTGTCAGCGTGACTTTTGACAGGTCGCAATCGGAAACGCGGACACACACTGTTTCGCCAGCCGATGTCGTGACTGTAATTCCGTCTACCGCCACGGTTGCGGCAACAGGAGAAAATACATCGTACTCGATATCGGTTTTTTGCGCTCCAAAAATATTAACAACATTGTGGCCGTCAAAAATATCAAGCGTTATTTGTTCGCCTAAAACATCGGCGCCGAAAGAAAGATAGAGCATTCTGCCGCAGGCGCCGACCGTCTGCCGCTCACACCCCGTAAGGATTGAAATATAGTTGTTTCCGGGGCAATCATCAAATTGCATAATGCAGTTTCGGCACGCTTCCAGCAGCAAAAATACTTTTTCGTCCGCATCAAGCAAACTGCTACCACGCAAATAAACGCGAAGCGTAAGCTTGTGCTGCGAATTTTCATGCCGGATGTATTGCGGTGACAGCGCACCCGGCACCCATACACTCACCGGCGAATAGTCGCGCGGAACCAATTCTCTGCGCCACTTGACAATCCCGTATTCTTTATGATTTTTTCCGTTAATCATCATTATGCCGTCACCCGCCTTGCCACAAATCCAGATTGCTTACTCACATAAGGCTGCGACGCTCTCCCAAACGATGGAAGATCAACTTGAGCAGTCAGCCCGACTTCCTTCAGTGCGCGAACAAAGGCTCGTTCCGTTGAACCGTACCCGGTCACGCCATTGTAACTGTTCGTCACACCGATCTGCGCGGAAAGGTTTGTCGGGATTGCCTTGCGCATTTTATCAGTTACTCCAGGCATTGCGTCTGAAAATCCTTCCCCGATTCCCTCGGCCATGTATACACCGACGCTATCCCGCATAACGCGGGATGGGCTGTGAATGCCAAGAAAATTCTTGATTCCGTCGACAATCCCGCCGCACCAGCCTTTGATTTTATCCATCAGCCAATTCCAACCGCTGGAAATTCCGTTCCAAATTCCACTTACGATATTTCCGCCGATTTCGTCTACCTTTCGCATATACGTCCCAAACCCAGATACAAGGCTTTCAATTACTTGCGGGATTTTGCTTATCATAGACGGAACATTGGATATAATCCCTTCTCCGAGCGCAATCATAATCTGCAGGGCGGCTTCCGCCAGCTTCGGCAGGTTATTTGCAATCGCGCTTACCAGTTTGCTAATGATGACCGGTGCTTTTTCGATCAGCTGCGGGAGCGAATCCACGATGCCATTTGCCAGTGCCAGTGTGATCTGGATTGCCGCGTCGACCAACATATCAACGTGATCGATCAGCCCATCCACAATAGACAAAACCGTGCTGATGATTGCCGGAATAAGTGCAGGCAAACTTTGGGCGATTCCGAGTGCCAGCTGTTCAATGATCGTCAGTGCGGCGTTTATGATCTGCGGCAGCATGGACAATATCCCGTTTGACAAGGTTACAATGATAGTCGTACCCGCAGTTATAATCTGTGGCAGGTTATCAACAATCGTATTAATAACCGTGTTTAAAATTTGCATAGCAGCATCCATGATCTGGGGCAAATTATCGGATATTGCAGACAGCAACGCGGAAATTAATTTCGATGCTGTGTCAAGCATCTTGGGAAGCATTTTGCTGACCGCACCAATTGCAGACGATACTGCGTTGCTTGCCGCTGTAGAAATTTTTCCCATGTCTCCATTTGCGTCGATAATAGATTTTGAAAAATCTTGAATAATACCAGTGCCGACCGTAGTTAATTCCGTAAGCTGTGGCATCAGCACAGTGCCGAGCGCGTTCTTTGCGGCGGAAGACGAAGATTTTAACCGCTGGATGCTATCGTCAAAAGCTCCCAGCGCGTTTAGCGCATCCCCGCCCATCACAGCGCCGGCGCTTTTCGCTTCGTCTGTCAGTTTTTTGATTCCGGCAGAGCCCTGCGCAATCAGCGGGTTCAGGTCTTGCGCAGATTTACCAAATATTTGCATGGAAAGCGAATAACTTCGCTTGTGGTAAACGGTTTTGCCGTAAGTTTGTTCGGCTCAAGGAATACAAGGTCGTCCATGTTACACGTCCTTTCTGCTTACGCTGTCAGCTGCGCCACTGTTTTCATGGCCAGCCATTCCAGCATTTTCTTGCGCTGATCGAACGAAACCGCCATGCAAAGACCAATATCCGCCTTTTGCAGCTTGTCCATGAGGCCGATTTGCGCTGGTGTCATGTATGGGCGGATGCTCTCGCCTTTCGGGATGCCGTGCATCTCCCGGAACTGCTTTGCGGTGTAACCGGTGATGATTTTGTTGAGCATGTCCGCTTCGGTGCTGTAGTGGTACGGCTTCGGATTTTCGTGGGCCATTTTTACGGCCTCTGTCAGCTGCGGGTAATCCTTTCGAACGGCTACAATCTGCGCGATATGTTTTTCCATTTCGTTGAAACGGTGGATGTAGGCCTCCTTGAACTGCGCAGCTTTCTTCCCGCGATATCCCATGCAAAGGAAAACGAATCCGTCTCGGGTCATGGCGTAAGCCTTTTGTTTTCTGCCGCGGCTGTCGGTGTAATTAATGCCGCCAAAATTGGCGATATTAAATTCTCTGGAACAGTCAAGGCTTTCAATGTCTCTGCAAACCTTGTCGTGATCTTTCTCGAACATTTCAGCCACTTTCAAACTGCTCACTCTTGCCGTGTCGTGCATGTCCGCAAACATGCCGTAAGTATCCATCGGAATAAGCTCTTTCATTTAATCACTCCTTCGTTTTCTTGCGTTTACGTAAGTTACCGTGCAAAAAAAATAGCGTTCAATTCTGCATCGTTTAAATCCAGTGTAGATCTAATTTCACTGATTTCGTTCCGCGTAAAATCGCTTTCTCCACGCATTTTTCTATAAAGCGTTGCTTCGTTGATTCCGATTTCAGACGCTATTTCTTTTGCTGTTTTCCCGCATCTAACTATCATGGATTTAAAAAGATTTTTGTCAAACATATTATTTCACTTCCTCTCTTGCGTTTCCGCAAGTTAATAATACTACATTATTTTTCCTGTGTCAATACGTAAAACGCAAGTTTTTAAAACTATTTTTAATTAATGTCTTGCATTTTTGCAAGGCGGCGTATATAATATAAGTAAAGCAAATAAAGGCGGTACAAACATGAAAAATAAAATTAAAGCTCGCAGAATTGAGCTTGGGATGACTTTGAAACAGGTTGCTCAAGAAGTCGGTGTAAGCGAAGCGACAGTTTCCAGATGGGAAAGCGGAGATATCGGGGATATGCGTCGGGGAAAAATATATGCTCTTTCTCAGGCTCTTAAAATGTCCCCGATTGATGTAATGGAGCTTGATAGCCCGAGCATAGTCTCTCGATATGATTACGACGGTATTAAGATTGAGCCATCAAACGCAGAGAAAGAATTGATAGACTTTTATAGAAAATCAGATACGGATCATAAACTGCAAGCTCGTGCGGATTTGGGAATTGATGAAATATCCGTTCCATTGGATCAAAATGAATATACTCAGTTATCTCCGGACGAGCGCATGGTAGCGGAGGAATACAAGAAAAATCCAAATTCCATTATTAAAAGGTATTTTTCTCTTGATAATCATGGGAAAGAAGCGGTTAATGCAATACTTGATATTGAGCGCAAGAGAATGGAAAAGCCAAATATTATTCCGTTCTACGAAAAAATCATAGAAATGGATGAATATCTTACCCCCGTATCTGCCGGAACCGGTGAGATTGCTTTAGACGATTGTCCAAAGAATCCGATCAATGTTGTGGATAACGCTTACACAAGAAAAGCAAACTTCATTGTCAGGGTTAAGGGAGATAGTATGATTCCGCGATTCTTTGACGGAGATCGACTATTGATTCAAAGTGCCGGTATCCCTAATTTCGGGGAAATCGGAATCTGGTGTGTAGACGGTCAAACCTACGTTAAGCAGGCCGGGAACGGGGAGTTGCTTTCGCTGAATTCCAATTACGAGCCAATCCGGTTGCGCGGTAGGGACTGCCGCTGCGAAGGAAAAGTGATTGGCGTCCTCGATCCAGCTTGGATCAGAAAATAAAAAAATCCGCTGTCGGGTTGCACCCCGGCGGCGGATCGGTTGAGAGCTGTTTCCTTGGTAGAAACTTCCTCAAAAAATATTATACAATGTTGACGTAAAAAGTCAACAAAGGAGGAAGTTTAAATGAAATCATTATCAAAGCAGAGGAAAACTTCAATTATCTTGTTGGTTGTTGGATTATTTTTGTTCTTGTGCTGCGTGGGAAAGGTTGAAATTGAGGCGCTTTTTCTCCCAATTATTGTGCTTGTTGCAGGAATTGTTTTATTTTTTATCCCGCAAAAATCTGAAAATACAGTTCAGGAATTGACATATTACTTTAAGGTCAAAGGCGTTACTTTTGACAACGACGATGGAACTGACAGGCAGGAAATATTAAAACGAAATGAACCAATAGTCGGTAAAAGCGAAGTAAACCTTGAACTAAGAAAATATTTGTACAAGGGAGAAAGCGCAATTGGAGTTTATATCAATAATGAAATGGTCGGAAATGTTCCGAAAGATGAAGTGAATAAGGTAAATAAAATTATGGACAATCCCAATGCTAAAGTTAAATCTGCCAGCATAAATTCTTTTGAAGATGATTATTGCAATGTAATTTATTGTATGGATGTAACTTTATCATATTAAAACAGCAAAAGTCCGTCCAGCACAAGCCGGGCGGGCAATTTTTTTAAAAGGAAGTGTAAGCAATGCTGCGCAAGGATATCACGATACCCGGCAGCGGTGGAAAGCGCATCACGCTCCGGGCGGAAACGCAGCCAGAGATTGACCGGCTTGTCGCGGAAACGAACCTCAAAATCCAAATGGGCGTGCTCTGCATCAACGGAAATACGACATTTGCAAATTACGCAAAAACGTGGCTGGAAACGTACAAAAAGGGTGCGATCAGTCAAAAAAATTATGATACCTACGAAGCTAATTTGCGGCTGCACATTTCCCCTGTAATCGGCGATTTAAAGATTAAGGATATCAGACGCAGTCATTGCGTTCGCGTCCTCAACGCCCACGCAGGGGAAAGTAAGAGCCATGTGGGCAAATTGCGCATGACTATGTACCAAATTTTTGAATCCGCGATTGATGATGAACTAATCGTAAAAAATCCAGCTCGCAATCTTCCGATGCCAAAAGTGATCGAAGGAACACATCGATCTATAACCGATTTCGAACGGCAGCATATTCTCGCGGTCGCAGACCACCACCGCGCAGGCTTGTGGATTAAAACGATGCTCTTCTGCGGCCTACGCCCGTCAGAGGCGATTGATTTAAATTGGTCGGATGTTGATACCAAAAACAATTTTATCAGCGTGTCGCACGCGCTGGGGAACGATACAACAAAAACGGACGCCGGTACACGCCGGGTGCCCATGCCGTCGGAGCTTTCGGAAGGATTTTTAAAGGAAAGAAAGTTTACCAAGACAACATTTGTTTTTACGCAAACAGACGGTGTAACGCATCACACAGCAGAATCAATGCGCAGCTGCTGGGAGTCGTTTCTGCGCGATCTGGATATTGATATGGGCGCGAAGATTTATCGCAATCAGATTATTGTTTCCGTTGTGGCCGACGATCTAACGCCATATTGCTTGCGGCACACGTTTGCTACCGATATGCAGGCCGCTGGCGTACCTTTGAACATTGCCAAAGTGCTCATGGGGCACAGTGATATCAAGATGACAGCAGACATTTACACGCATTATACCGCCCAAAACGAACAAGATGCAGCGCGTATAATTAATCAGTATTATTCACAGGAAAAAAATTCCACTGCGGCAAAAGTGCGGCACGAATAATTATGCAGGCCTATTTTCCGCCGTGACAAGCCATTTTCTGCGTTACAATATACAGACTCTGACGCATTCGTGGTCCACTTTGCCCAGAAGGCCTTGTCGCCGGTGGCGCCGGCGGCGATCTGTGTCACAGGCGAGCCGGTGAATTCAGAGTTGTCAAACCATCCGGCAAAAGTGCAGCCATCCGGTGCGGCGGGAGCGGCCAACGTGAAGGGGAGCGTTCTCGCAGTATAATAGCCGGTCGGAATGGTTTCGCCGGAATTGGTGTTGTAGGTAACGGTAAAGCGGTCAATCAGATGGAGCGTTGCGACAGCGCTGCTTTTTTCATCCAGAATCACACGTTCCGGCGTGCAGGCGATTACGTGTGCAAAGAACCGGGCGCCATCTTTGTAGATGTCGCTGCCCATCTCAGGCGTAACAGTCAGCGTATTGGAATTGGAGCTGATCAGATCCGCAAGCTGCAGGTTCTTTACATAGGCGCGATCGTCTCCTCTAGAAAGGGACATGTCTTTTCGGTAGGTGAAGGAAATTGTGTAGCTGCCGGGGGCGAGATATTGCTCAAAATGCCGAAAAGTATCCGTACTGGTGTAAATGGTGATAGTAGCGGAGGGTTTGTCGTCGCCGACTTTGTGAAAAACAATAGACAATTGGTCATAACCATCCTCCGCAGAGAGACGCGCGTCAAAAGAGACGATGCCGCCGCTACCGCTAAACGTGAATTCCTCTGTGGAAAGTGTTACCGCCGTGTTGTCAAACGGGGAGTGGAAGCTGTTTGTAGGGTCGCAGTTTTGGGAAGACCAGACGCCGTTTTCTTCCGTCCATCCCGCGGTCAGGTTCATCTGCTGCAGATCGGCGGCCGGAGTTGCATCCTGCAGCGCGGGGGAAGTGTCGCGCAAATAGTACCAGGATAAATCGAGGGTGGAGGCTAGAGAAGTTGCTGTTGTGGAAACGGAAAATGCAGCCGGATTACCCCGCACAACGGTCACATCCGCCGGATCGGTCATGGTAAAAAAGCTGTAGGCCGGCGAAATCTCAATGGCTAAAACAGTGCCTTCTTCCATAAAAACATTGGTCACACGCCACGAAACAAAGCTGTCTTTTTCCGCCTGGGATGCATCCGGAAAAACACTCTCCAGCGGTTTGACCGTGTAAGTGGATCCGGCGGCGATGTTCTCAATGACAATGCTACCGTTGGATAATCGATAATTAACGGCCAGAACCGCATCGTTCGAGTTGGTGAGAGTGTCACCGCCGGAGATCATTGTACCCTCAACCGGGCAGGATGATCCAGATACATTAAAATTGGCTGCGAACGCCGAAACAGGGAGGATTGCCAGCAGAAGCAGGCAGACGGTCAGAACGGAGATCAGCTGTTTGACTCTTACTTTCATTTGTACAGGACTTCCTTTCTTTTTCCTTAATTTTGATCGGCGCGGTTGGCAGACGCCAGGGGTTTATGCGGCTGCCGGGAAATCTGAAACAGAATGTAATGCAAATGGCGCAATCCATCCCGTACCGTTCGCAGATGGGGTTTTCGCGTGACGGGGCACCGCAGCAGAGCGGTGGAAACCAAGGTGCATCCCAACCACCGTATTAAAAAGCGGATTCATTAGATCCGGTGCTGCAACGGTACAGCCAAACTAAATAATCATACTCTTTTTATAATATTATATTCTTTCGTTTGCTGTTCTGTCAACGAACGAAATTACAGTTTTCTTCCTCTGTCGGGAAATAATGAAGTTTTCGGAAAAGTGACGGACGCAGAAGGACAATCTTGGACAATAGCTTGCTTTTTATGACGTACTGTGATATTTTATGAATAATGTGTAAAAAATTCGTCTATCATATGTCGTTTGCGGAACATGGCTGTTCCGGCCTGCTGCGAAAGGGATGATTGTCCGGTGGCGAAAACGAAAAAGCAGTTCAAACTGAGGAAAAAGCTGGTGCTTTTTTATCTCCCGATTTTTATTATTCCGATCGCGGTGCTGGGAATCTACCTTTCCATTGCGCTCAACCGCAGCAACATTAACCAGTCTCTGCAGATTTACCGCCAGTCCACCAACCAGCTGCAGCGGAGCATCATGAATGAGCTGAACGATTATTACCGGATCGGGGAGGATATTGCCAAGGATTCCAACGTGGAGGAATACCTCTGCGTTGAAAGCGGCAGTGACGTGGAGCTTTATAACTTTTATGTGCAGAGGATCGGCGAGATGGTAAGCCGGGCAAAATACCGGCAGGACAATATGCAGATTCGGATTTACACCAGCAACAACAACCTCAAGTTTTCCGGTATCTTTTACCGCAATGCGGAAATGTTTGAGGAAAAAAGTAAAATTGCCGCGCAA